TTTTAAGTGTTAAGTCCGGCCGGGGCCGGGCCGGTCAGGCCGTCACCAGGCGGACATATTCCGACGCCTGTTTTTCGATATCGTCCGGTCCGCCATCGCCGGCAGCGGATTCCCGGCTTTTCTGGGGGGTCACGCCCTGGGCGTGGCCCTGCTGCAGCGCGGCCAGAATGGCGGCCCGGCTGGTGCCTTTGCCGCCGGCGGACGCGTCCCCGTCATCGCCGTCATCCCCTTCCTGGCCGTCCCCCTGGCCGGCAGCGGCCGGGACAAAAATGTCCTTGAGGGCCTGTACCTGCTCGACGCTGGCCCCGGACTTCACCACCTGGGTAAAGCTTTGGGCGGCCGCTTCTCCCATGACCGCGCCGGCCAGGCCCAGGACCCGTTCCGACTCGGCTGTCACAGCCTCGGACACCGCGTCCTTGATTTTCTGTTCCGTTTCTGCCCGGACCGCCTGTTTGCCCTGCTCCAGCACCTGGCCGTAGAGATCCGGATGGTCCCGTTTCAAAGTGTCAAGATCCATGATCTTCTCCTTCTTTAAAATTGATGAAAAATAGGTTTCAAAATCCTGGTCGATCCGGTCGATCAGGCCCAGTGCCAGGGCTTCATCCGCCAGAAAGACTTTTCCGTCTGCCATGCCCTGGGCTTTTTCTGTGGACACCCGCCGGTTTCTGGCCACGGCATCGATGAAGATGCTGTAAAGGGTGTCCAGTTTTTCCTGAAAATAAGCCCGGGCTTTTTTGTTCAGGGGTTCATCCTCATTGCCCAGGGCTTTGTATTCTCCGGCTGCCAGATGGGTGAACGAAAGACCCATGTCCTGATTCCATTTGGACCAGTCAATGTGCAGGGTCCGGACACCGATGCTGCCAATGGATGCAGTCTGGGGGGCGGATATGTCCCTGGCCACCGATCCCAGCCAGTAAGCCGCCGAACACATCTGGCCGTCGGCATAGGCATAGATGTGTTTCTTTTTGCCGGCATCAAACAGAAAGTCCCCCAGCTCCTTGCACCCGGACACCAGGCCTCCCGGGGAATTCAAATGCAGGCAGATGGCCTTGACCGACAAGTCTTTGACCGCGGCGGCCACCTCCCGCCGGATCCGGTTGTAACTCCACCGGTACAACGACCCGGTGATGGCGATCACGGCAATGTGGTTCCGGATGTCCAGGTCCACGTCCTCCCCGGACCCGGCAACGGCAACAGCCCCGGCATCGCCGGCGTCAGCCACCAGGTCCCGGCCCTGGTACACCAGGTGGGCGATTCTCTCCAGGGCCCCGGGGGTGATGGCCCAGGGCGCGGACAAAATGTCAACGTCTGTATTTTTATTCATCGTGATCCTCCGTATCCGGAATCGGGGTAGGCGCGTTTGACTGACCATTTGACAAGGTTATTGGTCTTCTGAATCCATCGTCCTTCTGCCATGCTGTTTTGATAAACGAGCTGATGGGTGGCAATCCAAGTTTTTGCCGGAAAGACTCTTCATCCTCCTGATGAGGAGTGATGCCACCGGCACGGACTCCCACACCGTATGCATCCATCCACATTTTGATCTCTTTGTTACTCATGGTTTGCCCCCCCCCTCTCTCTTCAGGGTCGGCTTCATCTACATGGGAAGTGTCTTTCGGTTCGGTGGCGACCTGGCCCGCATCCGCCGGCGGGATCACGTCCAGGGATTTTTCCAGGAGCCGTTCAGATGCCCGCTGGTGCAGGTTGGTTTCATAATCACCGCCGCCCATCTCCGCGGTCACGCCGGCCAGGGTGGCAATGTTGTGCTGGATCGCCAGGATATAGGCTTTGATTTCCTTGAGCGGATCCACATTGCCCTTGCGCGGCGGGATCCAGTCAGCCCGGGTATAGGCGTGCATGGCATCGTAAAAATCAGGCGATCCTTTGGGCAGCGTGATCATGCCCCGCAGCCAGGCCTCCTCGATCACCATGCGCCACACCGGCTGGCAGAACCCGTCCACCAGCCATTTCTGATACACGCCAAACACCCGCCAGGCTTCCAGAAGCGCCGCCCTGGCAGATGAATAATTGGTTTTGGAGAAATCTTTGGCAATCACTTCATACGGCATGCCGATGGATGCGCCGATGGCACGAAGGATCCGTTCCACAAACGCATCAAACGACCCCCCGGGCCGATCGGATTTCAACACATGGGGTTTTTCGTTAAGATTGCCGTACAAAATGGTGCCCGGAGCCGCTTCATGGTACCGGGTCTTGTTTGCATCCGGGTCAGTGGACTGAAGCCCCTGGGCCGTCCCGGTGGGATCGGTGGTTTCCACAAACACCGGAAATGACGATGCAACGATGGCCCCCACCAGTTCAAAATCCAAATAATCGTTCAGGTCTTTGAAAAATTTCATGGACGGGGCCAGGACAGACACGCCCCGGTGCTGCTCTTCGGATTTGGCCACAAAGGTGTGAATCGCCCCTGGGCGATGGCCGACCCGGGCCGGGGTCCGGGTGAAACTGGATGACGGCAGGTCCATGCTGACAAACCCGTCATCCGGGTTTGCGATCCAGTAGGCCACGGCCTCGCCGTACCGGCCAAACTCCACGCCGTCCCTGATATGGGTTTTCCATGTGAAATCATTGGGCGTATAGACCCGGAGCGGGTCCACGGATTGCAGGGCCAGGGAAAAGGTCCGCCCGGGCGCATCGATCATGAGCGGGAGCCGGAAAAACTCTCCTTTGACCAAAAGGGTCCGAAGCGCCACCAAGGTGTTCTGCCAGAATGTCAGCCGGCCGGCAGCATCGCTTTCCCCCTGCCAGATGTGCCAGGCCCATTCCGCCTGGGCCTGAAACTCACGGCTTTCTTCATCGGTCCATCCCAGCACCTTGGCGTTGGGCCGGGACTGGGGCATGAGTCCGGTGCCAACCGTGTTGACGGTGATGGAATCGATGCTGGACGCAGCATGGGTGTCATTGGCTGCCAGATCCTCGGCCCGGTCCGCCACCGCCTGGCGTTCCCGCCGGGCCGAATATTTGGTGTTCCGGGCCACCAGCCAGTTGGACAAGGTCCCCCGGAGACCGGCAGCGGTGCGGGAAACCTCGTAAGATCCAAACGGGTTGGGACCGGAAGACGACAGGGGCCGGTTATCCGGGCCATACAAAAGGGGCGGGTTCCCGCTCATCTGGCCACCCGTCCCTGCATGGCCACCATGGTGCCGCGGCCGGTCAATTTATTCTTTTCTTTTTCAAACTCTCTGAGCTGGTCCCAGATTTCCGCCCGGTCCACGCGGGTCAATGTCCGGCCACCCATGGAATAAGACTGCCCGGTGCTGACAGCCTTCAGGGCCGCTTTCCATCGCGCAATCTCTTCGTTGAGTTCGGTTTCGGTGAATAATGACATGGTTACATGCTAAGGCTCCTGAAAAAGTTAATATATGTTGCGCTATCACATATGACCTACCACAAGATTTATACTTTGTCGTGTACGTGGTAGACGTAATAGACGTAGTAGACGTGGTAGACAAAAAATTTTGGTTTTTGCGGTTTTTTTAAAAATTGTCTGGTTCATCCAGGTGCAGTTGTAAATGAAATATTGACTTCACAGCAATGGTGGTGATAATGAAAACATAAAGGATGATAAAAGATCCATGGAGGGCATCATGAAAAAAAACATACAGCTCCGGCCGATGAAGAAAAGAAGAGTGTCGCCGAAAAAATACTTAAGGCTGAGCAGAGCTGAAAGAACCAACATTTCTGACACCAGATTTATTTATCCTAAAGTGGGTGATTCCGGGTTTGGTTATTTTGAAATTACGTTTAAGCGGCCCGTATACCAAAAAATCGCATGAATAAAACCGTTTCCCAGGGCAAGCAAAAAGACAAAGGGACAAGGCCGCCACCGGAATTGATTGAGCAGTTCCTGCACCTTCAAACACAAGAGCTTGAAATAAGAAGCCAGGAACTGCAACTCGATTTCCAGAGAGAGAAAAACAACAAATCCGTCGCTGAAATTTCCATTGATGCAAACCTGCGGGACCGGGCCAACCAAAGACAACATCTTCATTCTGTCACAAAACTGAGAATGATCGGCTTTGGAATCATGTTTGTGGTCGCCTGCGGTGTGATCTGCTACAGTCTGTATCTGAACAAAGAGCAGCTGCTCATAAAAGTGTTTGAAGTAATCTCTTACCTGGTGGCTGGTTTTGCCGCCGGGTATGGATACCGATCCGCAAAAAAACAGAAGCCGGCAGAAAACAACAACGGGATTGATATTGAATAAAAAAGGCCCTGCCTGAGGTATGCGGCAGGGCCTGAACGTTAAAATTTGACGGGGTTTTAGGGGCCGGTTTTTTCAACTCCGGCCGCTATTGCTCCAAATTCATGGTAAGGTTCACCAGCCTGGCATAAGTCAAAGGTTTCCACTGCAACAGAAAATACCATTTGTCAGTGGTGGTGCAGGCGGCAATGGCGGTATCGCAGATCCACAGATCAAACATCATGAGTCACCTCCTGTTCTTTTAGCCGCAAACCGATATAAAACACGGTGCCGCTCTTGACCCGCTCAAAACTGTGGCCCATGATCATGCCGAACCGCTTCATGGTGATCACCTTCATGATGCCGCTGTTCCGGCTCCATTCGGCAAACGCCTGGTACAGCTCCGTGGAGCCGACCCGGTGATCGTCGGCAAACTCGCACCGGTCCGCCAGAAAATCATCCACCAGATCCCGGGCCCCGTCCAGGGTACCGGCCTTGACCGTGCGCTGTTTGGTTTCCAGCTCTTCCAGCAGATCATCCACAGGCATCCCGGTGAAATAGTTCAGGGCTTTCAACGCGGCCCGGCCCTCCAGATATTTGTCCGCGCTTTCCACCAGCTTGGCCATGGGAAAATACAGGTGCCCGGATTTTCTGGCCCCAGTCCCGGCCATGTACCCATCCGGGTCCATCCCGGGCATGGCATACGACCCGGTCCGGCGGATCGACGGCAGCACCTCATGGGTGACCCACCGGCGAAAGGTTTTGGCTTCGGGTTTGTTGGATCTGAATATAAGGGTGTAAAGTCCGGATTCACTGATTGTGATCACCTGCCTGTTTTGACCTGCTATAACTAAAGGTGAGACCAGCTTTTCATCATCGTCCAAATTTTGAACGGCCTTGCTCGGATTTGCAAGATCTAAAATTTTACAAACATCTCTGGCAACCCACCACGGGGTATTGTCTTCATCCTTGATCACCCGCACCAGATGATCACCAAAGCTGAACGGAATGACCGCTTGATTCTGTTTATCCATGAGACACCTCCTTTTCGTCAGCCGGCCGGAACCGGATCAGAGCTTCCGGATCACCGGGGGCGTTTCTCCGCCGTTCGTCTTCAATGGACTGTTCCGCCACATCCATGGCAATGTCCGCGTCCTGGAAAAATTTGTCCACCACGCCGGGATAGTCCCTCAGCAGGTCCGGCACAGCATCATACAGATCAAGCAACGCCTGTTTTTCCTCGATGCAGGTGAACGGAAATCCCAGCAGCGTGTACCTGCCGTGTTCATGCAGGTGCTCAAACCGGGTTTTCCAATGCACGGGCTGGTCGGGGTTTGGGGTGGATGGAAACGAAAGAACTTGATGGGGCTTGGCCGGAACGGCCGGATACAATTGTGACATAATAATGCCTCCTGTACGTTTAGTTACCGCCAGAAATGAGTGGCGGGTCTCAACTACCGCGTACAGGCGGCTGGGCGTATTTCCCGAAGGTGTTGTATTCGGCCCTATCGACCCGCCAGAAACTGGCTTTGTCATGTCTGCCTGGTTCAGGCATAAAAAAACCGCTGACTGACGGGCGCGGAAAACCGCTGTACGCAAATAGTATTTTCACTATGCCACAGCCCGCGCCCGGGTGTCAACAAAAAAATCACACGGCTTTTTTTCTTGCACATCCGTACAAAATTTTTTATGAATTGAAAACCGCACATAAAAGGAAAGAAGCCCATGAGTGATTTTCCGGTACTGAAATGTTTTCCGATCAGCGACACCCAGGTGAAAGCCTGGTGCCCGTTTTGTGAAAAATGGCACACACACAATTACAACACCGACCTGAAGGAAGGCAGGGCCTGCCACATGATTGCGCACTGCCCGTCAAAACATTCGGCGTTTGAATATGGGTACCGGCTCAGCCCGTTAACAAAAAAAGAAAAAAAGGAGCTCATGGACAACATGAATTTATAACTCATCCGCCAAAACCCATCTGGCAAAATCAATGGCCTCCCATTTCAACCGCCCCAAAAACCAGGGGTCTTTGTCTTCGCTTGAAAGCTCTTTACCCAAATGGATATTCATGAAAGGAGCCGGAAGATTCGGTAACGGTCTGTCTCGAAGCCGCGATTCAAGATAAACCGCTGATTTGATGCCGTCCAGATTGAGTGACAGCACTGTTCTGAAAAACTGTTCCAGGGTTGATTTCCCACAACTTCCGGGACCGGTGATGATCAGGTGGTCAAATCGACCGCCTTCCCGCATCAGTTCCCGAAGCATCGGTATGGAAATTTTATCATACACAGCATCATTCAAAAAAGAAAACAGGGTCGGGCATAATGTAAAATTAGTGTTTGTTTCCATCGCTTATTCTCCTTTATATATTGGTATCAAAAAATCACTCGCACTTCCCGAACGGATCCAGAGAACAGGCCAGCAGATACACCGCCTGGAGGTGCGGCGGACGAATGTCTTCAAACGCGGCCTTTTCCAGGGAGTCATACAGGTTCGGCCTTCCTGCAGCGGCAAACAGTTCCCGGACCATCCCGTCCAGGTCAACGGGATGGTCATTCTTTTCAGTGGTGTCGGTCCCGGTCGGTGCGTTTGCCGTCACCACTTCCGCCATCGTCTTTTCCGGTGGTGCAGCTGCCGCTTTTTTCGGGTTCTTTTTCGGTTTGGATTTTTTGGAACGGCCTGGTTTGCCTGATTTCCCTGATGCTTTTTTAGCCTCCCGCCGTTCCCGGTCCATTCTTTTCCGGCACTCTTTGCAAGTGGTTTCAAACCCGTCCTTTGTGAATTTCGATGCGTAAAAATGTTGGGCCGCCACATCCAGCCCCACCACCAGATCACAATGATTGCAGGTTTTGCCTTCCACCACCGGCCCGCATGGATTGGTTGCCGGTGGTGCCGCTTCTTCAGCGGCCCCGGCATTGTCCCGTTTCCGGGCCGCGTTTTCCAGTTCGTCCAATTCGGATTTCATTTTATGAGACAGGCTTTCCGAAGTTGTCTCCATCAGTTCCTCCTTTTTGTCCTTGTATTTTTTCATGATTGCCTTGCCCTGGGCGCAGTCGCTGCACTTCGGGTCAAACGGCACCGAATTATATTCCCGCCCCGCCCGGGTTGGGTCAGCATTCCGGGCAGCTACCTGTCGTTTCATGCACCCGGTGATGGAAATCGGGCACTGGTGGGTTTCGCAGAACATCTGGTTGATTATCTTTGCCATTACCTGGCCTCCGGGTTCCCCTGGGCCGCTTTCCGCTTCGCCACCCGCTTCAGGATCAGATACCCGATCAAATCCAGCTCCGGGTCTTCGGTGTCATCGTCCTGGGCAGACCGAATCCGGCTCAACTTGTCATCCATGCGCACATCGATCTGTGCCTCCGGGGCCGCTTTCGAAAAGATCCGCACCGGATTGATGGCGGAATCCCCGTACTTTCGGTTTTTCTCCAAGAGCATTTCCCGGACGCTGTCGCACTCTTTCTGGATGAGATCCTGGGTCTGGGCCAGCGGCGTTCCCTGTTTAGGCCGCCACCACATGAAATCATTCTGCCGGCAGCTGCCGTATCCCACCACGCAGGTGCCCCGGTCTTTGTCACAGGTGTCGCATTTGGAACACGGCACATCATTTTCCCGGGGCCGGGAAGATGATGCCACAAACATCTCAGCAAACGGAACAATCCGGCTGGTGGATGATGCCAGGGCTACGTCATCCCCGTCCCAGGTCACGGAGCCAGACGTCGGCCGGGGCCGCCAGAACGGCCGGGACGGATTGCCCAGGCAGGTATCGATGTCCATGGTTGGCATCGGGCACACCTGGGTGCCGGGTTTGGGCCGTGCGCAGGTGTCACAGTCGCGCCTCAAGTCTTTCAAGGCCGCTTCATAAGTCGCCATATCTTCAGTCATGTATGCCTCTCCTTAAATCAAGCCTTTTTTCTCAGCCAGCCAATCCGGCATGGTAAAAACAACTGTGTCGCCAGGCCCACCATCCTGATCCATTTCAACCAGAGATTTTGGCAGCCAGCATTCCTTGTCACCGTCGGTTACCAACAGCGCCAACGGTGTTTCTTTTTTGATCTCAAGACACACCTCTACGTCACGTACCAGTTTGTCTTTCATCGCATCTCCTCGCTCAGAAACGGCACATAGTCCATATGCCCGCACACCGCGCAGGTAAACAGCCGGCACCCGGCGTTATAGTTTGCCCCCAGGGCGCACTCCCATTCCATACCGGACTGATCCCGCTTCCTGTCCGCCGGGGCATCCTCCGGATACCGGTACACACAGGTGACCGGGTCCCACACGCCGTTGTACTGGCAGGTGTCGCAGGTGTCCCGGACTTCTTCGTCAAACAGGGCCGCCCCGCATTCCGCACATTTTTTCATGGTGCCTCCATTGTCTCTGGTGAATATCATCTGTTTAATAATCAGCCTCCAATCTGGCTGCGAAGTCATGCCCCTTCGTCAGCTTCTTTTTTCTGAATGAACCGCACCACCACGCTTTCCCGTATGCGGACCCCTTTCTGCCTGCCCACCCGGAACGAATCGATCTCGCCTGCGTTGATCAGGTTGTATACGTGGGCCCGGCTGCACTTGAGCCGCTCCCGGACCTGTTCGACATTCAGAATTCTGTCCTTTTGTTCCATAAAGTCTCCCATGAGTTACCGGTTGCCGAACCAGGACGGCCGGGGACGGTTCCCGGTAAGGCCGGCGCCGGCTTTCGGTGGAGATGGCTTGGTGTCTGGTTTCTTTTCCGCCGGATCCCGCAGCAGGTTCACCCCGCCGCCGGGCCACTCCCAGTCCGCCAGGGCCCCGGCGATCACCTCGGCATCCAAATAATGGTTGTCCTTGCGGATCGGCTCCCAGGTCTCGATGCCTTTGGCATTGAGCTGCTTTTGCTCGGCCGTGATCTGACGGGCATAATCCAGGCCGGTGTTCCGGTGCAGCCAGGCCCCGCCGGATTCCGATGCCAGAGCCTTTCCCATGCGCTCGTAAAACATGTCCTTGAGCTTGTCCGTGTCCAGCATCACCAGGCGCATGCCCATCTTCAGGGGCTTGCCGGACGGAGTCTTGTTGAGCACCTGCCCCATTTTCAGCTTGCCGGGCAAAGGACTGGATGACCCTTTGGTGCCCCAAACCCGGCAGGTCCTGGAATACCCCATGTTTTTCTGAAGCCACAGGTATGCCTCCTCCGTGGAGGAAACATCCTGCTGGAACTTGCCGCCGCCGGTATCCAGGGCGGCCCGCCAGATCCGCATGGTCCGGCCAGAATCCTGGACCGGCCAGACCGTGTCAAACAGCATGTGTTCCAGGTCCTCCCAGGTGCCTAAGTGCCCGTAATCCACCAGCCAGCTGGTATAGTCTTTTGCCCAGGCCCGCACCACATAAAAAAACCCCACTTTCTGCATGTCAAACCCGGCGGTCAACGCCACGGCACTGGCAGGCACCACCTGGGGCGGCAGGTCGGCCCGGCATTTCATGATTTCTTCGTCCTCCTGCTTGGCCAGGACCTTGTATTCCTTCCACGGCTCAGCACAGTAACCGTTCATGAAATCCCGCATGTCCGCCTGGGATTTCAGCCCTTTGAGAAACGCGGCCGCGCATTCGGACAACGACACAAAATAAGAGATCCACGCCGGGATATGAAACCCCACCGATGCCGGCCGGCACCGGTCCAGGTGCCCGGCCAGAGCCGCCTTGGAGGTCCGTTCGATCCACACCCCAGCCCGGACCGCCGTGTTTCTGGCTTCATCATCCCACCGGGCCCCGCATTCCGGGCACTCATACCAGGCCAGGGACCGGCGTTTGATCTCGTCCGGGTCCGCCTGGGACCGGCCATCCCATCTGATCTGTGAAAAGGACATTAAGTGCAGGTGGGTGCATTCCGGGCACCGGACATGGTAATCAAACACCGCCTCGCACGCCTTCAGAGCCTGCCAGATGTTGCCGCTCTCCAGGGTGGGGGTGGAGATCTTGATGAACTTGTAGGATGACCGGTACGTGGTGAACCGCTTGTCGATCAGGGCCAGGGGATGGGCCTCGGTGCGGCCGATATTGAACCCTTCCTTGTCGATCTCATCGGCCACCGCGTATTTGATGGGCTTGTTTGCCAGCTTGGACGCGGACCTGGCCCAGGCAAAATAGACCGGCATGTGGTGCAGCCCGATCCGGTGGGAGGTGGCATCCTTGCTCACTCCGGTCAAAAACGAGGACAGCCGGGGAGATGACTGGATCATGGGCAGGACCCGGTCATTGCTGTTTTCCTTGGCCGTGTCCTCATCCGGATACACATACAGCACCGGCCCTGGCGCCCGGTCAATGCAGTATCCGATAAAGTTGTGGGTGGCCTCGGACCCGCCGGTCTGAGGGGTTTTGCACAGCACCACCTCCCGGACACAGGCCGTGCCCATGGTGTCCATCACGCCCGGCAGATACGGGGTAACGGAATTACGCCACAGCCCTGGAAAAGCAGACATGGTCAGAACCCGATGCTTTTCCGACCATTGGCTCACCGGGATGGGCTTGCGTTTGCGGTAAATCTTGCGCTCGGCCCGGGACCAAACCACGGACACGGTCCGGCGGATCCGGGTCCCGGCCCCGGGGGTTCTGGCCATTCCTGCCGCAACCGACGCCCACACCCCCGGCTCGCACCAGACAGGGCGGCCCCGCACAACAATGGCATCCATTTTCATCATAGTTTCGTACCGGAGTCCGGCTCCTCTGTTTCTTCCGGGTTGTCTTCAAAAATCACCTGGAACGACCGGGTGGTGGCATATGTGTTCAGCTGCTCATCCAGACCCCGGTTCAGCGCCGCCATTAAATCCGCGGCCCGCTCCGGCTTGCCGTTGACCAGGGCTATCCACTCCCGGATTCGGATATTGAACAGGTTCCTGAACCCCGACTCCAGCACCGCAGCCCTGGCCGCCAGCTCGGACTCAAAATCCGCTTTGGGGATGTATTTGCCCTGTTCCTTTTCCAGGTCAAAGGTCTTCCGGCGGTGCTCGATATCCTGGATCTTGATGGCGTTCATCAGCTTCTGGGCCTGGAGATTCTTCAGGTCCCCCTTGTTCACGCCGGTCTTTTCCAGATGCTTTTCCGCATATTCCCAGGCAGCCAGGGCCGTGACCGACTTATTCCCGGCAGAGTCCGTGTCCACCGTTATCTTGCCGTTTTCCGCATCGCGGTAAATCTTGGATTTGCTGACCTTGTACCCTTGTCCAATCAGGTATTTCATGGCCTCCAGCAGGGATGAAAATACAAGTCCCGTATCCTGGTCCTTGCGATCAGGCATGATGTGCCTCCCGTTCCACCTCTCCCGGCATTAAAAAGTTTTCACCCGTTATTACGTCCCCCGGGTGATACACCCGAAGGTACCAGTGCACCTCATCATCCCCCATGAACAGCTCCTTGACCCGGTTCCGGATGCCCCGGTTTTTCAGGCCCGGGTCAAACTCTATCTCCGCCCGGTCCCAGGAAGCAAAGATCCGGATTGGATAGGTGCGCAGCAGGTCCCGCAGCTCGCAGATAGGCGGCACATCCGCCGGCGGCAGATAGGCGTGGTCCTGGGCCAGCTCCATAGTGACCGCCGGCGGCAGCCCGGCCTTGATCCATGTCTTGATGTCCACGCCTTTCTCAAACGCCTCTCCTGGGTCTTTGCCCTGGGGGACGGGCCAGCGTTTGGCCTGGGGAAATTCTTTCAGCCACCACCGGGCCGCCTTGGCCCCGGCCAGGTTGTGGTCCCCGGTGTCCAGGGCGATCAACAGACGGACCGCTTTCTGAAGGTGCCAGTACATCCCGGCCCCTGGCTTGGCAGCTGCAGACCCAAGGGCCACGGACCCAACCATGGAGCCGGCCCGCCTGGCGATCAACATCTCATCCAAATCCGCCTCGACAATGACAAACACCCGGTGATCCGGGTTGTGACCGGCCAGCTCCATGCCGGACCCAGGCACCACATAATACTTGACATCCTTGTCAGTCTTCAGGTCTTCACCAGGCCGCCGGATCCGAACCCTGTAAGGCTGCCCGGCCTTGAAAGTCGGGATCACGATCCCCCTGGGAATCCACAGCATCTTGTCCTTTCCTGTCTGGGGGTTGAATATGCGGTCCAGCCCCCAGGCCACCCGGGGCCGGAACAGGCACGGCTTTCCGTTTTCGCCGCCGAACCAGCCCAGGCGGAACCCCTTCACGGCCTGGAGATCCAACCCCCGTCCCGCCAGGTACCGCAAGACCTCGTCGTTGGACAGCAGGGCCTGGTGGGCCGCATCCACGAACGCGGAGGCCTTCGCCCGCCAGGTTTCCACGGGCGGGGTATACGCCCGGGGCTCAAACCGATCCGGGTCCGGACCGCACCCGGACATCACGGCCCGGTACGCCACCGGCCGGTATCCATCTGGCACATCCCCGCGTCCGCACGCCCTGAACGCCTCCGGATACGACATCCCCTTGAACTCCACCAGCAACTGAACGTCATCCCCGCCACGCCCGCACCCACGACACCAGAAAGAACCCCTCCCCCCCCTATCCGCCGGCCAAACGCGAAAACGATCCGACCCTCCGCACCCCGGGCACGGGCCGGCCCATTCTCCGCCATTGGTCGTCGCCACCTTCTTTAGCACCACCCCTGCGCCCTCCGCCAGCTGCACCATGTCCGTCATGCCCACCTCCCGGAACCTGGTCCACGGCGACCAAAAGCGATTCTACCCCAGGCCAGGGAGTCTGATCCCGGATTCGTTCCCACTGGGACGATGGGATAAACCCGGACTGTGGATTTGAAATTCTCCAAACAGGCCAACCATTTAAAAACAAAGGAAATCTTTTCACCTCTTGGAGGATTGGATAATAAATCAT